CCCGTATATATATTCTTCGTCACTCACTACTAGTAAAAATGTTTTCTTTTTTTTTATATTTACATATAAAAATGGAAGCATTACTAAAGGAGTACGACTCAGTCAGTAAAGAGAATGCCGGCCAGACATTAACCCATGAAGAATTTAAATTGTGGCAATTGAAATTGGACGCTATCATTAAACAGATGGTACTAAAAGAAAGTGGTGGACCTAAGATCTGTGTCCATTGTAAGAGTGAATTCATTGGATTTGGTAATGACGCCGAACCCGTTCTAAAAGGTATGGTCTGTGATACATGCAATACATTCTTTGTGGTTCCTAGTCGATTCGCCAAGATGTTTAGTCATTCTTAATGTAGTTTTTTTGCATCCCTAGGGAATGTGACATGGCCTTGGAGTCTTCTTTCATTTCTTCGTTTACTGCTCCGTATTTCGAAGAGACGTACGAATGTCTCAACATACTACTACCGATGGACTTTCCAAAAATTCGATTCAGAATACGTGTAATCGAATTAACTTTATCTAATGGTTCACCGTCTGAATACACAAGAAATGGAACTACTGCATTCTTTGCTAGTTTCTTCTTGAGTAAAGGATGAAACTTCATGTACATTTCAATGATTTGGAATAGTTCTTTTGGTATATCAAGTACAACTTTGCCCTCTTTTTTAAAAGTTTTGAAGACGTTGAAGATGAATTGTCGCTTATCAATATCGAGGAAATTCACGTCTTCACCACGTGGAGCATGCGTAATCACCATGTTTTGGAATTCATTTCGGCGAGGTGGGATAAGGACGTATAATGCTAATACCATAAAAGAAAGAATAGCATTGTATTCTCGTTCCGTAACTGTTTTTTGGTTGAATAGAGGTTTGACTTTATCTTGTACATCATGAAATACCTTGACGACTTGGTCCCAATCAAGCCAATTCTTTTCTTGCGTGTCAGTCTTTTCGTTTTTTGATTCTTCTTGTCGTTTTTCTTTATTCTTCTCCATCATCAGATCGAAATACTGTTTATACAAATTTTCTTTTTGTTTCGTGGATTTATCTAATCCCAATGCGGAAACAATACTGATGAGATAACTTCGCTTTGTGTTCTCCTTGTAATCTTTTAATTTATCCAAGATGACAGGAATATCTTTTAGGAAATTTAGATTTTTAAGAGGACCGTTGTTTAATTTTTCGAGATTTCGGATGTATGTCTTGATGGATGACTCGGATAATTTCTTGTCTTGGAATTGTTTTTCCAAAAGAATTTTACAAGATGTGCTCATACTTATTTACATAACCTAAAGATTTTATTTTTACAAAAAATTTAAGTGTTTTTTTTTATATTAACTAGTAGATAAATGGACGACTTTGCAGAAGGACGACATCTTATTGAACCAAGAGCTCAACGGTTTCGTATAACCCCCGTTCCGGGAAAGGAAATCGACCAACTTAAACATTACGTGGATGCTCTTAAAGATAAATTCACGGAAGAAGACAGTAGGGTAATCGCTGAATTCAGAAAACAAAACGACAACCTACTAGGGTTGTACCAATTTACACAAAAATGGGTTGATAAATATGGTATTCCGAAAGGTGTGTTTCCACCCGAACGAGACATGTTACGAGAAAGAGAAGATGAAGAAATGGGCCGGATCGGTAGAGAAATGGACCGGATCGGTAGAGGACGCCTAAAGGGGAAGGGCTTACTTGACTTTTTCAGAAGAGGAGCTACTGCAGTAAGTGATGCCGTTGGTAAAGTTAAAGAGTTCTTTAGTCCGAACTTGTCTTCTTACAACAATGCCACCAACCGAGCACTAGTTGCCTATGGTAACAAACCGATAGAAAGTCTATCCATCTACCGTAAGCCTATCACTGAATTCTTTAATACAATTCTGAACACGGTAAGTGTGGGTAAATGGAGTCAATTACGAAAAAAATATGGCTTCGACGCAATGTTTCATCTAAGTCTTGTTGCCAAAGTTCGTGATGTGAATGACCTTATCTGTATTGAGAAACTGGATAGAGTCAGCGTGAGTAAAGACCTTAGTGAAGGTGAAGGATTAGAAATCTTTCCGATTCCATTACATGGAAAACAATTCACCATCTTTGAAATGCTCGAGAAAGCACGTGCAGATGTAGGAGATAAAAAGTTCTTCGAGTACGATGCATTCCGTAACAATTGTCAATGGTTTATTTCGTACTTGTTAAAAGGACAGGGTCTGTATGGTGAACGGGAAAAAGAATTTGTTTTCCAAGATATTTCTAGTATTGTAGCTGAACTACCGAGCTACGTGACTGATTTTCAACGAGGTGTAACAGACATAACTGCTACATTCAATAAGATAACTGGAGGAAGAAAACGACTAGTTGGTGGTATGGACTCTCGGCAAAAAAAACAAATGATTAAAGAAATTGAACAGATGATACTTTTTTTGTCTAAATTCTCGGGAAATGTGGATAATAGTGATTTGGTTGAATTTATGACTAATGTACACAACGGTACTGCTAACCTAGTACAAGATTACAACTTTTACAGAGGTGAATTACAACAAGAAATCGCGATGAGAATACAGATGGCCGAAGACATGGATCTTGATGGGGTAGTCCCAGAGGTAATTGAATATCTAAGTGATTATCCACTAGATGTTCTTTTCGGACTTTTTGATTATCATGAAAAATTACTTAATCCTGTGGAAGACGATGACATGGGCTCAATGGAAGCACAACAGTCGGATTCAGATGAGGACGTGGAAGCACAACAGTCGGATTCAGATGAAGAAAAACATCCACAAGGAAGTGGTATGTTTGGTGGTGCGTACGAACCCCCAGGGATGATGCTACCCTTTTCATCTTCACAAGGCTACCATCAGTATGGATTTGGAATCAACATTCCCCAAAAAGAATTTGTAAAAGAACATCGTCATCTGGTTAAATTACTTAATAAGAGTAGCATTCCTGCACTTCGTAGAGAAGCACATAAACAAGGAAAAGAACTAAAGATGAGAGGTGGCGCTGACATTAGAATTCAGCCCGAACCTCGTATTCTTTATCCAAGCCCACTTAACCCACGTAAATTAGATATTCGGGACACAATGAAACCGTTGCGATTATAATTAAAAAAAATATGTTGACTATGATATAAATGGCTGATACACCACCAAGAAGACAAGATACTGAATATCATGCCGAAATGGTACCTGATTCAGATGAAGAAGAAGATAACCGTACTCCGGCTGAGGTTCAGGAAGACGCCATGAAAGCTATGTTGCGTTTTTATAAACAACTTCCTACGAAAGCACAAAAAGATGCTCATTTACGAACCTATCCAGTATTCAAAAGATGGTATAAAAAATATTTACAAAAACAAAGGGGTGATAACAATGAGAGACCTCCAAAACGACCTCGTGGACCTCCTCCCCCTGACGATGGATCAGTAGCTCCTGTAGTTGGTATGGGTAAGCATAGCATCCTCAATAAACTCCGTGCATTAAAACAAGGATGTGGACAATCCACTTCCCGCTACAAACCTGCAGGATATGAACCTACCAAGCGAGACGTAAACATGGGTAAATTTGTGTTCGAAAATCCTCATTTGTTTATTATTCCGAATGATGAAATCACTAGAGATGCAGTACGTAAAATTGAAGCTGATATTGGTGTAAGAATCGGACATCCAGAGGTTGACACCAGGATCAAGTCATTATACGGAAGAATTCCTAAATTAGCAGAACGCTTAGCATGGATTGGTCAAAATGCCGAATTTCGACCTAACGCACGAGCACAACTATTTAAAGCTGAAGTAGAAGCCTTACAAAATAGACTCATGCCTATAGAACGCATTGTAGAAGAACGTGTAGACCCCGGAGATGAACCAGCCGTTCCGGGTTCATTCGATTTCCTAGACGAAGAAGAAAAGTACGAAGAACCCGGTTTATACGAAGACCCCGGCGTACAAGACGCCGCGGCCGCAGAACCGCCTGCACCTTTACAAGCTCGATTCCAAGATGCACTACGTACATATGCACAGATAAGAGAACATATACCTATTGCAGACCGTCGTGAAGCAGCTATTTTACATGCCCAAATAGAAACCATGGAAAGAGGTGCAGTATCACCTAATTTAATGCGTAGATTCATTGAACGAGTTAACCAACTACTAGGACCCGGTGTCGGTTCAGGAAGACAAGGAAGTGGTTTTGTAGAAGAAGGTATTGGTCGGTTTGCCAAGAAGTTGTTTGACACTGGAACTGATCTAGTCAAATCAAGCCATGGACGTAATCTACTAGGTGCTATTGGAGATGCAGCATTGAAAGGGATAACAGGAGGTAGTGCCGAACCACAACAGCACGCATTACATACACCACCATTGAGAGGAGGTAGCGCCGAACCACAACAACACGCATTACATACACCACCACTAGCATTCAGGTTCGGGAAGAAACGAGAGTATCTCGAGGGTTGAAATTATTACTAGATATTCCAGTGCAGAACATACATATTTACCGTAAATATGTATTCTAAATCGGTAATTATGATATTTTATGTTATTTACAACATATTTTTAGATATTTACCTATATATTATAGGTAAATAAGTATATTTACAGATATTTATAGATATTTAGAGTAAAAAGTTCGAACTTTTTACCCGAAACATATAGAAATATCTGTAAATATGTTGTAAATAAGTGTTATTTACTAGATCTAATGATATTTACATATATGATTTAGATATTTTATGATATTTACCGTAAATATCATCAGTTCATCGGGTATTTCTTTACATTTTAAATTTATTTTTATCTTTTCTCATTATAAAAGAATGTCGGTTCAGTTATTCAACAAGTATGCCGAATCTCAACCATTCCATATCTACTACCAGATGAATCTTATTAACAATGATACGGATAACCCTAGACCACCCATCCGTTTCACATACAATGAATCTCGTAATAACCCCTACTTACTTGCCCCTGATAACTACTATTTATCGATTGTCAGGTTCCATATTCAGTCACCAACTCTTCCTGTCTTTATTCCCCGAGTCGTTACTGGACAAGCCAACCCGAACTTAACCCCGTACATTATCACTCTGACGTATGTCTATAGTGGTACGACTTATACCTCTGGTACGTCCGGACAAATTATCTATGTCCCTTACGATTCAACCATCCCTGCACCTTCCACCTTTGTATCTCCGGGTGCTACGCTCTTGGATTTAACCAGTCCGTACTACTACATCTACAGCTATCAAGCATGGGTTAGTATGATTAACACTGCCTTCACCAATGCCTACAATCAACTAAACACAGTAGTAGTTGCCGCCGGTGGTACTCTGCCTAGTGCCTATGCTCCGTTCATGTCCATTGATCCTAACAATTTAACATGTACCATTAGTGCTGATGTAGCTGGTTATTCCACCTCTTTAACAGGTGGCACAGTCACCACAGCTCCTATTAAGATTTTCTGGAACACTCCTCTCTACATCTTGTACAATAACTTTACATGGCTTTACAACGGGCCTACAGCGGTAAACGACCTTGATGCACAGCTGATTTGTTACAACATGTACAACACCAATTTATTCACAGTGACGGTTACTGTTAGTCCATCTGTTACCTACTCGGCACTACAAATGTACCAAGAGGGTCAGACTGCAACCTTGCTGAATCCAGTACAAAGCATCGTGTTCACTACTTCCATTCTACCTGTCTATTTAGAAAACATTGGTATTCCTGCTATCTCTGGTAGTGCTAATTTGTACAATATTGGTAACAATGCCAATGTCATTCCGGTTATTACTGATTTTCAAGTACCGTTCACAGCACTGAATACGTACAAGCCAGACATCCAGTACACGCCATCGGGTGAATACCGTCTTATCGACCTGAACGGATCAAGTCCTTACCAGAATATTAACATCGATGTCCAGTGGAGAGATGTCTACGGTGCATACCATGATTTCACACTGGGTTCGGGTTGCAGTGGTTCGATGAAGATTATGTTTCGTAGAAAGGACTATTCCAATGTTAGTCAAGTCAATGTTCCAGACCATCACGTTAATTATCAACCTAATCAATAAAACCAACGAGAGCAACGTAGCGTCTATCGTGTTAAAATCGTGAAAGTATTAACAAAATCAACGACGCAGAGAAAAGAAAAACATGTAAAAAAAAATAAATTTTTATCTTTATTGATAATAAAGATGTCTCAAGATTTTAAAAAGTGTCTGGTTCGAGATGAACGTCTCAATGTTACCGATGCTATCCACTACGCAGTGGTAAAAGGCGGTCAGAATGTCACGCCCTCTCCATTTAACGCCGTGTCTCAATCACCGTCATCTATCACGTTCAACGTCCAGGTGCCTAGTGAACAAACCTTAATTGACCGTCGAGTCCTCTTTCAATCCACTGTAGTTCTTAAATTAGATGTTCTCGGCTCTGCTTCCAATGCTGGCCAAATGCCCATCAACTATGGTCTCACTGACGCACTTTCCCCATTCCCACTTCATCAGTTGGCGAGCGTGATGACATCGACCATTAATAACAACTCGGTATCGATCAACATCCGTGATGTTCTCCCCTCTATACTTCGTTTCAATGACCGCCGTGAATTACAACGCTACAACGGCTACTGCCCTGTTGCTTACGATTTAGTCCAATCCTACCCCTCTGCTGTCGGTGCCAACCTCAACATGCTTGGTGGCTGGGCCAATGCCGCCGACAATGACTTGCTTCCTCGTGGTGCTTGGGTCCTCGATGCCGTATCAACCACTGCTCCTGCCGCCGGCGGTACCATTACTACCATTGTAGCTCCTACTCCTCTTGTCAGCGGTGTTACTCAATCCATTTACGTCCAATTCACTTGTACCGAGCCTCTTCTGTTGTCTCCTTGGATTTTTGCCGATCCAGCCCACAACGGCCAAGGTATGTACGGCGTGCAAAATCTTAACTACCAGTTCAACATGGGTGATGCATCTCGTGTCTGGCGTACTGCAGCCGTTACTCCTACCACTATCAGTGGTTCTTCATACCCTATTCCTTGGATTACTTCTACGACAGTGTTCTCCTTTAACAACACCAAGCTTCTCTTCAACTTTCTCACGCCTCATCCCTCTGACTTAATGCCCGCCAGAAATTGCATGCCCTACTATGAGCTTCCTCGTTTCATCACCTCGAACTTGTCGCAAATTGCAGCCAGTACAGCTGTAGGGTTTCCCAACATTACGACTACCACTGTTTCGACCTCTTCTCTTCAGCTTAACCAAATTCCCGATAAGCTTATTATTAGCGTTCGTCAGCCCCTCAACACTCTTCAATATTCAGCTACTCCTTCAGTCAATGCTCTTGGTGGTGCCCCCGATTCATTCCTTTGCATCAAGGGTGTCAGCATTAACTTTAACAACATGTCTGGTATTCTCTCCGCGGCATCTCAGCAAGATCTGTACCGCTATTCCGTCGAGAACGGGTCCAATCAATCATGGCAAGAATTCTCTGGTTATGCCAACGTCCCTGACGGTGCTACTGGCGTTGGTCGTGCCATTGCTTGCTCTGGTTCTCTTCTAGTGCTTCAATTTGGCAAAGATATTCAACTTTCGGAAGATTTTTACGCTTCAGGTTCCCTTGGAAACTTCAATCTTCAAGTCAATCTCCAAGTATACAACCAGGCGGCTTACCCCATCACTCCTGAGATTTGCCTCATTACCATGAACAGCGGACTTTTCGTAAATGAACGTGGTACATCCAGTACTTACACCGGTATTCTTACCAAGCAAGACGTCCTCGATGCCTCCGCTATGGAACCCTACCATATGTCGGACGTCAAACGCATGGTCGGCGGTGGTTTCCTCGACAATCTCAAGGCGGTTATGGGTCGTTTCTTACCCAAGGCCCGTCAACATCTGGCTAGCATTGACCATCCCTATGCCAAGGCCGCTTCTCATGCACTTGGTGCCATGGGTTATGGACGTAGTGGTGCGGGAGCTTCTGGCGGTCGTTTGGAAGACCGTCTTCGTAAATAAAAAAAAATTATTATATTTTGCCATTGTAAAATGTCAAACTTAGAATTCGCAAAAGTATCTTCTGCTTATAACTTTGCATGCACTGCAATGACTGCCGGTGTAATCGCTCAAGTTATGCCTTCATCGTTCTTTCCTGGTGTTTCACGCATTCTTGGCGTTGTTCGTACAACTGCTGGCGGTACCGTTGGGCAACCATACGTCCGTAGTGTTGTCGGTCCGGCTGCCGGCGCTGCTGCTGCTACAATTACACTTCATTCAGCCAGTGCCCTCGACACATCTGTTTATACTATCTTCTGGGCAAATGAAACTGTTCCTTCCAATTCAACTATTCTGAGTTGCTAAATTTTTTTTTCATAAAAAAAAATATATATAGTAACATGGCTATTCCATTGGATAAGAAACTATACGAAAGAGCGAAACGTATTGCAGATCAAACATACGCAAAACCATCGGCTTATAAATCTGGATTCATCGTCAGGACATACAAAGAAATGGGCGGCACATATAAGAATACGGGTGAAAAAAAACAACTCAAAGAATGGTTTGACGAAAAATGGTCTGATATTGGAAATAAAGAATATCCCGTTTATCGACCCACGAAACGTGTTAGTAAAGATACACCTCTGACTCCATCTGAGATTGATCCAGATAACTTAAAGAAACAAATTGCATTGAAACAAATTATAAAAGGTAAACAAAACTTACCGCCATTCCAAAAAAAATAAAAAAAATATATTCATTATAATAGTAAATATGCCATATGCCAATGAGTATAATGCCAGTATTGCAAATCAATTACGTCACCATGATGAAAAGTACAGCGACATTCATGCTTTCTCTCCTATGCAAGGCAGTTTCTATCGTCAAATGGATGGGGCTGGGGCGCCTCATTCTGCCCAGTTCAACCTTGGTAATGCTAACAAGCAAGATGGCAATGATGGCATTTATAATAATGATCTAGAATTAGGTGAGCCATACTATTACGGGGCACCTCCGTATGGATTAAACACTCCTGCTATTGTTGGAAGTGGTATGGGCCAGCAAATGGGATGTGGTATGTCGGGGGGTATGGACCGTATGGTTGGTGGTTCAGGTTTCGCACGAGGGACATTCCGTGATACTGGATACGGTAGCCAAGAAGGTTCTGGCATGCACGGTGGATTCTCACTCGGCGATTTGGGAAACACTGATTTTTACAGAGATATTAAAATAAATAAATCGGGTGGTCCCGTTAAACTCGGTGATTTAGGAAATACTGATTTCTACAGAGACATTCAGGTGGGAAAAGGTATGCACGGTGGATTCTCACTTGGTGATTTGGGAAACACTGATTTTTACAGAGACATTAAAGTCACTAAATCGGGTGGTCCCGTTAAACTCGGTGATTTAGGAAATACTGATTTCTACAGAGACATTCAGGTTGGCAAAGGTATGTCCGGTGGATTCTCACTTGGTGATTTGGGAAATACTGATTTCTACAAAGACATTAAAATAAATAAATCGGGTGGTCCCGTTAAACTCGGTGATTTAGGAAATACTGATTTCTACAGAGACATTCAGGTTGGCAAAGGTATGCACGGAGGCTTTTCACTTGGCGATTTAGGAAATACTGATTTCTATAAAGACATTACAGTAAATAAATCCGGTCCATTCAAAGTAAGCGATCTAGGTAACACTGATTTCTACAGAGACATTCAAATTGGCAAAAAAGGAAGCGCTCGAAAATTCTATAACATGGCCAAAAAACAAGGAGGTGCATTTTTCGACGACTTAAAGAACTTCTTTACCAAAACAATTCCTAGTGGACTTGATAAAGGAGCAAGAGCAATTGACCAAGGAGTGAAAGATTCATTGAAATCAATCAATCGAGCTTTTGGTAATAAAGAGTACATGAAAGAATTAGAATTTAAACAAGATAAAGATGCATTTGTACCTAGACCAGTAGGAGGGAGAAAGAAAAAAGGTAAATCAGGAGGTGCTATATTAGGGAATCCCGATATGTATGAAAGCCCTAAACCTCTCCCTGATAGTCCAACTCTTGGTATTCAACCTCAATCACAAGGTGTCATGGAAGTCCCCCAAGTCGTTCCGGTACCCGCACAAGCTCAAGTTACACAATCGGCTCCACCTATGCAAAATATGGGATCTGGGAAAATCTCTCTTCGAGAAAAAGACGCTTTAAAATCAGTTCTAGAAAAACATGGTGGCAAGGTATCCAAAGCTATGATTGAAAAATTCGTCATGAAAGAAAAAGGTATTAGTAAAGCGGAAGCAGCTAAACTCGTGAAAGAACATGGCATGTACAACAAAGGTATGAAAATGGGTGCCGGTTTCTGGGACGATTTCAAACGTGGTTTCAATATGGTCTTCGAGCCTGGAAGCAAGTACATTCTCAAACCTCTTCTGGCTACGACGGGTCCTCAAGGAATCGCAGCTGCTGCTGGATTATCAGCACTCGGATACGGTAAAAAAAAGGGTGGCAAGTCTTTTTCAACGAGACCCATTCAATTACCCGATAATGATGTCGTGGTACCAAAAGCACAAATGCAAAGTTCTTACATGAGTGGAGGTGCTAGTGGATGTGGTGTAAGTGGTGGTGGTCGTGCTGAACGGGCTTGTATCGTGAAGCGGGTCATGGCTGAGAAAGGGTTATCCATGATCCAGGCGTCAAAATATGTAAAGGAACATGGATTATTCAAGGGGAAAAAATGAAAAAAACTTAAACAAACGTAAAGGAACTTAAAGACATCAGTCATATATATAGTATGCCTGATTATTCTCAAGCGAAGATTTACAAGATCATCGGTGGTGAAGAATGTTACATTGGAAGTACAGCTGAAAAGTATTTAAGTAACAGGATGGGAGGACATCGAACGAGTTATAAATTATGGAAGAATGGAAAAAAAAATTTTATTACATCTTTTACTCTGTTCGATAAGTACGGTGTAGAGAATTGTAGAATTGAATTAATTGAAATGTTCGCATGTGCTTGTGTTGAAGAACTTCGTAAACAAGAGGGTGAATGGATTAAAAAAAATGAGTGTATTAATAAAAGAATTGAAGGAAGGACTCAAAAACAGTACAAAGAAGAACATAAAGAAGAAATTCAACTTTACAAACAACAATATGTAGAAGAACATAAAGAAGAAATTCAACAGTACCAACGTCAATATGCAGAAGAACATAAAGAAGAACTTCAACAGTACCGACAACAGTACTACGAAGAAAAGAAAGAGGAGATTTTAGAAAGAATGTCCGTAAAATACACGTGCGAATGTGGTACTACTCTTCGCTTATGTAATAAATCTCGTCATAATCGTACGAAAAAACATCTTACATTTTTGCAAAAATAAATCTTCTTTATTCATAATAAAGAAATGCCTCAACTAAGTGAGAGTCAACTGAATCTACGTCGTAAGCAAACAAATGAAATTCTCAATGTTTGGAATGATATTTCGAGGCAAGTGTTTAGCCGTGAAAGAGTGCAAGCAGCCAATTTTCAATCTGGTGTTCAACCACAGAAAACACGAGACGCTGAATCAGAAGTTAACTCCAGTGCGATGATTGAGAATCTGAATAAATTAATGGAGGAAAAAGTACTTTCGTTAGAACGGTTACTTGTTAGTTATGATGAAAAGAATTTTGCCAACGTCGTTCTCGTCAGTGATATTATTAACATATATAATAGTATTCTGCGGATCTATGTTGCGCCCAATATTGCTCGTGCCTCTCGTGAATTAATCAAGGTAAAATTGCAAGAGTTGGAACCTAATGCCAAGGCCCTGTCCTATGGTGTAAATGAAATGATAAATATTTTATTTGAACGTGCCCCTGATAAACGAATTTACAACTTGGTTCGTGCTCAGACAGTCTATAATATTATTAAAAAACAACTTGAATCGAACAACTACTATCTAATTGATAAAAGTACATTGGATTCTGAATTTCGTAATGTTCTTTCCCAACAAAGTCAAGAACGACGCAACTTTCTTGCTGGTTTGGCCGAAGCGGAACCATCCGATGTCCCTCTCTATGGTCGACTCAAACAGTACCCTGTATTTGATTCCAATTTAAGTCAACGTCTTGATCAATTGCGAGATGATATTGGTATCGATTTAGCCGATGATTTACGCCAGAATCTCGAACGATTACCTGATAAAGAAGCCATCTCCGAAGTTGATAGATTACGAAGAGAAGTGCCAGGTGCTGGTGCTAGTCTAGCGGCGTCTCGCATTGAATTAGATGGATTGAACAGACAATTCGAAGATGAGGACCAGAAATACCAGGATCTAAGTCGTCAATTACAATTCGTGTTAGAACGAAAGGCCTCAGTAGATAAAGAAGTACGAAACAAGTCCGACTACATTCAACGTCAGAATTTACAATTGAAACGATTAGAGAGTGACTTAAACGACGAGAACGCTCCGATTGCTCCTATCCGACGACAGATGTTGTTCATTACACGATTCAAGGTTAAATTAACTGAAGATTTAGCTAAATTAATAGAGTTACAAGCTGAGGGTGTAGGTGTTGCCGAAGATATTCAACAAAAGTTATTTGAAAGTCAAGAAAGAATGAATCAATTATCAAACTACATTTCTGACATGGATGACAACATTCGTAATTCACAACAAGAGTTATTATCTACTGTTGAAGTTAAAGGTATTCCACAAAAACTCGGACGTGGCATGAAGAAAGTAGTGAAGCGTGGTATGGGTAGCATGGTCAACAGCTATCGTGAAACCGAACATGTCGATAAAGAAAAACACAAACAAGAATTAGCAGATGATAAAGACAATACCAAGAAGAGATCAAAGCATGTTCCCATCCGATTCAATCAAGAAGCCAATAGTGTCTATTCATAAAAACATTTTTACACAAAAAATATAAAAATTATTTTCTTTACTTATTTATAAATGCCCGAGTTATACAGTTTCGTTTTCCTGAAAGAAGAGTTAGACGGGGTCGAATGGAATAAAACCAATGCCATTGAATTTCTTACTGCACAAAAAATACCTTTCATGCAATCCATTGAAGACGATAGAATGATCTGTTTCATCACTCAGATGGGCGAGGAAGACAAAGAATACACGCTAGTCGCCATCGGACAACAAGTATTCATCGTGGTAGATAAAACGGAAGCCGAACAAGAAGCAAAGGACGAAGAAAAGGACGAAGAAAAAGAAGTAGTGGATGAGGAGAGCGGTCTCCCCGTGGATGAGGTGAAAGAGTAAAATATTATTCATCAATAATATTTTTTAAAATACATAAGGCAAATGATGGTATAAATCTGCAACTGCTTGTAACATTACCATATCTACCTTTTTAATGAGACGGCTTCGAAGGCGTGATACATTATTTGATTCATTCGCTTTACGACGAAATTCAGAGTCATTTTCATATCGATTTTTAAAGTAGTCTTTAAGGTATTGTTTAGAGTGTTCCGAAAATATGCGAGGCATTGTATATGTACTATTGTATACATATTCCTTTAGATTAAAATTTATTTCATTTTTTTATCAAAATGAAAAATCGCTCCCGCTATTGATTAATAGTGAGTGACGAGTGACGAGTGACGAGTGAGTTTTCTACTCTCTCCCATTATCCATTTTCTAATTTTATTTTCAAAATAAAATAAATTGACTAAAAAATTTTCATTTTGAAAAAAAAATTTTTTTTTGATTTTCCAAAACGTTTCAAAACTCACTCGTCACTCGTCACTCGTCACTCACTCGTCACTCTTTCTCGTCGTCTTCTTTTACCTTCTCTTGTACTCCACTCTTTACTTTACTTATTAAAGGGAAAAAGTGTTCCTTGATGTCCTTTAATATTAATGTTCTCCCTTTGGATTTGCTTGTGTTGTGTTGTACAATCCCAGCGATATTCTTGTTCTTGATTCTTACTCCAAGTTGTTGAGAAGTTAATTCTAGTTTAATACCGTTCAGATTAGAGAATTCCCTAAATGAACCCAGTAATTCAACTGAAGACCATTCTAACGATTCTCTATTTTGTTGTTCATAATATATTTCGACAAGATATTGTAACCAGTCTTCAATTGGATCAGAGTAATTATCAGCGATATTAAGCTGATAGTCTGATTTAGGAATCTTACGCCCTCGTTGTCTGTTGAATTCTTCAACGTCTCTATTGATAAAAAATAAGAATAAGGCTGTTAATACGTCCTCATTTTCCATTAATGAATACAATCTATCAAAATAAACATCATCTCCAATCTTTTCATCGGAACAACGAGCGATTAATTTACGTCTATCGCTCTTTGAGGTTTGAATAGGAAAATCAGTCTTATTTGTGAATAACATGATTCGATGGAATGAAGTCATCTTATATAGTGCTTTTCCTTTGCCTTCAATCGTGATTGTATCTTCTGTAACTAACGATTTCATATCTTTATCATACTTATTTGTATCAGAAGCGTTCATTTCATTGAGAATGACTAGGCGACAATTAGCAAGAATGCTGTTAAATCGTCCGAATACTTCTTCGGGTTTTGTTGTTTCAACTACTTGACCTTTACCTAACATCTTCTTAATTAAATGAAGAAAGGAATCCTTACCAGCTCCTTCCATTGATGTAAGTGCAATCATAGTTGTTTTCACATGGGGATATTGTAGGAATTGAGCAATCCAGTTTAACGTATATTGATAGACTTCTTCATTATGATTACTTAGAATTTTAATATGATGAAGGATAAATTCAACCTCTTCTTGTAAAGCATTCGACATGTCTACTGTTTTATCTTGATAAGGATAGGGTTTCCATAAGTTATAGATATTCAAGGGGCAATCTTGAGTTGGTGAGAATAGATCAGCTCGTGAATATACCCTCATTTCAGGGTCATACCACCATTTACCAATGAATTCACAGTACTTTTTACCTTTATGAGATAGTTTAGCACTTAATGACAAAACATCAAGAAATTCGTACTCTCCTAATGAATTCATGTAAATAATGGATGCAGGATCAATTACCTTGCAACACATCTTTTCAAATTCAATCTTCCATTCTTGATAATCTTCTTCATCATCTTCTTCATCAATTTCTTTTTGAATATCACGTTTCATTTGTTTTTTCTGTTTTTCTTCCATTTTTAACAGTTTCTTTTCTTTTTTAGTTACATAATCTTTAGGTACGGTATATCCTTCATTCATAATCTTTTCATCCATTTTAAAAATCATATTAGGATAGATGAGTTGAACCTCAGATTCAACATCACTAAAGATTTCGTTTAATTCCTCTTTGGAAAAGGTATCATCAATCATGCATCCATCGTAAGCAAGATTCATAACTTTTCCATTATGTTTTTGAACAACTTTTTCAATGATTTTAAGAAGTTCATTTTCATGATGACATAGTAGACGATTCAACGCAGAACCTTTCATATTCCAAGCGGATTGGTCTCTACGTTTCTTTGATTTTTCTGCTTGAGTTAAGTACGCAGGATAGAGTGTAGTTAACGTTTCGGCAATCTTTTTGCATTGTTGGTGATAATCATATAACCATTCGGGATCATTCTCGGTTTGTTGAAAATGACCATCATCGCGATTAGTGGCACGAAGAAGAAGCTTCTTAGCACCATCACGAGATAAATGACGACCAACTATTAGTTCTTGAAGCATTTCATCACGATTGACAACATAGCGTTCAATATAATTACATTCAATACCATGTTTTTTACATAACCATAACACAATAACAGGATGAGCATTTTTAATATCAATATCAACCATGTTATGAGCTATGGTATGACGGATAGGACGAGATAGGTTTGTTAGACTGATTTCATGAGAAAAGCGTCTCCCGTTATCATCAATTTGATAATAAGTTACAGGTACAATACCCTCGAATAATAAAGCACGTTTATGATACTTACGTAAGATATCCAATTGGCCATCTCCTCCAATTAAATTACCCTTAACATAGGATTTACCAAGATTCAAAGTCTCGGCATTGTCAATAATCCATTCCAGCGCTCTAAGATTTACTCGATCCGAATAAGAAGTCATCACTTGTATATTAATCATTGTTTAGATAATAATTAATTCATTTTTTTATAAAAATGAAAATCGCTCCCCGTAACTGTTTAAATCGATATATATACATTAGTGAGTGACGAGTGACGAGTGACGAGTGACGAGTGGGTTTTCTATTCCGTCCCATTATCTATTTTCTGATTTTTTTTTGAAAAAAAAATAAATTGACTAAAAAAATTTATTTTCAAAAAAAAATTTTTTTTTTGATTTTCCAAAACGTTTCAAAACTCACTCGTCACTCGTCACTCGTCACTCACTCGTCACTCTTTCTCGTCGTCTTCTTTTACCTTCTCTTGTACTCCATTCTTTA